GAACAGGTCAAGATTGTTCTATCAAATTGCGGGAAATAAGTCTCGTCTGGGACAAGGTAAAGCTATCACTTATCTACACGGTACAGAGACAGCCTCTTGGGGAAACGAAGAAGGTCTAGCCTCATTGATAGCTTCTCTTGCTGAAAAGAACCCAGAAAGGCTGTACTTGTTTGAGAGTACGGCTCAAGGCTTCAACATGTTCCACGACATGTACAAGATTGCCAAGCGAGCAAAGACTCAACGTGCAATCTTCTGCGGCTGGTGGAGAAATGAGTATTACCAAGTCCCTGCCGACTCAAACATCTACAAGGTGTACTGGGATGGCAAGCTGACAGGGGAAGAAAAGGAATGGCACAAAGATATTAAGAAGCTCTACGGCTTTGAGATTAACAGCAGACAAATGGCCTGGTGGCGTTGGAAGATGGCAGAGGGCATCAAAGATGATGCTCTTATGTACCAAGAGTTTCCACCCACTGAGGACTATGCCTTTGTAATGACGGGCACATCCTTCTTCTCACATACCCGCTGTACAGAAGCTGCCAAGAAGAGCAAGACCACAGAATGTGATTACTATAGGTATTCGTTTGGTCAACTCTTTCAAGACACTGAGGTGCTGAAGTCTACGGAGCGTCTGGGAACTCTCAAGATATGGGAAGAGCCTATAGATTCTGCCTACTATGTGATAGGTGCAGACCCTGCCTACGGTAGTTCTGACTGGGCAGACAGATTCTGTATTCAGGTCTACCGCTGTTATGCAGATGGACTTGACCAAGTAGCGGAGTTTGCAACCTCTGAACTCAACACCTACCAGTTTGCGTGGGTGATAGCGCACCTTGCTGGCGCATACAAGAACTCGACCCTGAACTTGGAAGTTAATGGCCCAGGTCAGGCGGTTATCAACGAGTTGCGTAATTTGAAACGCTTGGCAACATCTATGGGCGGGGCTACAGGTCGGGACTTGATGGATGTGTTGGGTAGCATGACCAACTACATCTGGAGGCGTAACGACACCCTTGGTGGTCTGTCCAACAGTATTGGCTACCTCACCACCGCCAACAGCAAAGAACGTATGTTGCAGTACATGAAAGACTATTTTGAACGGGGCATGATGGGCATTCTTAGCATGGATACCTTAGAAGAAATGAAAGGTATCGTGCGAGAAGGAGGCTTCTTAGGTGCGCCTGGTCGTGGTAAAGATGACCGTGTGATTGCCTCTGCCCTCGCTGCCGTTGCCTACGCAGAGCAAATTCAGCCTAGATTGATAGCGCACAAACTCTCCCGCAATGTGAGCGCAGCACAAGAATCTTTCTCTCCTGAACAAATAGCTGTAGGCAGAAACGTAAGTGATTATTTAAAGAGGATTGGAATGTATGGTTCACAGTGAATTGACCATCGTGTCTGTCTACGGGCACAACAATGGAGCGTCTGCCATACCCTCCATAGTCAAGTCTATGCAAGAGTTGCCAGGCTCACAAGGCTTACTCATCTCCCTAGAAGAACCCCCCAACTTGCCAAGCAATGTAGTCTGGAAGCGTTGCCACCACATAGACTACCTTGGGTATTCCCTCTTCATGATGCACGGCTTGTACGCCTATATAGAGACTGACTACTGCCTTATCGTCCAAGACGATGGGTGGGTTCTGAACGGCAAGAACTTCAAGCCTGAATACTATGACTACGATTACATAGGCGCACCCTCACACTGTGCTTTTGGTGACGGTAACCTGTACCTACACTTTTCTTGGACTCAGGCCACAGAGCCAGTCAAGGTGGTGCAAAACGGTGGATTCTCTTTGCGAAGCAAGCGATTCTTAGAAGCCTGTAACAAGCACGGCATCATGCACCTAAACGCAAATGAGATACACGGTTGGAATGAAGATGCCCAACTTTCAGCTATATTGAAGCCCATCCTTCAATCTTATGGTTATAAGTATTGTCCTGATGAAATAGCTAAAAACTTCAGCATTGAGTATGTGGGGCACGGCTTTCACGAGCAAGGCTTTGATTTTGGTGGCTTGCTAGGCCACCATGCCCAGACAAGAAAGCTAAAAACAAATAATCACATCGTTGTTCCTGCTGACCCTACCAAATCGTATGGCGAGGCAGAGTTTGTGTTGTGGTTGCAGAGCATAGGTTACACAGTGGAGTACCAATATGAGTCCGTTAAGCAAGCGTGAACTGACAAAACACATGCAGCGTTTCTACGCTGACAAGGAAAGAGGCATCTCTATTGCCCTTTTTGCTGAACTTGCAGGGATAAGTCATGGGCATTTCCATGATGTATTCATCTATAACGAAGAACCACTGACAGAAAACGTGCAAAAACGGGTCAGTAAAGCCTACCAACAGTGGAAAGCAGGTAACGTAAAGGTGATGAAACGCATAGATAACACCCGTTACGTGGACTACAGAAAGACATCTCAACCCGTTTTTAAGCCAAAAATGGGTCTACAAGTGACCTCAGACGGCATAAAAATCAAAGTTGGGATGGTAAACAGGCACGATTACAGCGAAATTTCACTTGACGAAGCACTAAGGGGGTAAAAATGGGAATACTGAGAGACTATTACTGCACAAACCACGGAATCTTTGAGGCATGGGAGCCAACATGCCCCATGAAACACTGCAAAGGTGAGTTATCTGTTGTCCACTTGAAGCCCGTGGGCACAAGGTCGGCAAAAACCTCTGCAACCGACAATAATTTGAAGCAACTGGCTATTGAATACGATATGACGGACATTAAGTCCACAAAAGCTGGAGAACACCAGACTGGCTACATGAAACGCAAGAATAAGCTGTCAGACAAGCAGTTTGCCGAGGCTACAGACGCAATTCAGTCCCAGAATCAACAGCAACAGAAACAAACCCGCCCGGGCGAGTCCGTTATCTGGGGTGGAGGAGGCAACATTAGCATGAAATCGGTTATGGGTGGACAATTTAAGTCTGTTAATGGAGAATCCGTGGGAATTAACCCAAAATCAACAGGTGACTTGCAAGGCCCCCGTGCGAATGTGGTAATGAATGACCACGAAAACTTACAGGTGAGAAAATGAGAATCCCTAAAGAACCCGTAGCCAGAGAAAATTTTTATTTAGAACTCATAGAGAAGTGCCTTGTCAGTCGTGAACAGCGCAAAGTTGATTACACATCCTTACGCTCTTACTATCTGTTTGGTAATGCGCCTGATGATGTACCCGCCATCTACAACAAGATTTACCCACACATAGACCAACTTACCTCGTTCCTGTACTCAGCAGAAACCACCAAGTTCTCTATCCACACGGGTGCTTCTGTTGCAGAACAAGAACAAATCAAAGTACCGACCTTGAGCAAAGCTCTCAATGACGAGTGGCTAAACAGCAACGCTGACCAGGTATTCTCAACCGCAGTTACTTGGTCACTTTGCTACAACACAACCTTTGTCAAACTTGTCATCAACAACGGTATCCACCCCTACATGGTAGAACCCGCCTGTATTGGCGTGTTACGTGAAGACAGTTCCTACACTGACAGACAAGAAGCTATTGTCCAAACCTACTACATCACTAGGTCAGAGTTGTATGACAGACTCTACAGTCATCCAAAAAGAGATGATATTGTCAAACGGGTTATGACCACGCAACATGAGCGTACCGAAATTGCCAACGGCATTCAACGCATCATATTGTCTCAATCCAATCCTACGTTGTACGGCAATATCAATCTTGACCTGTCGGGTAACCCCAACTACAAAGCACAGGTTTCTGAAGAAACCATAGAAATGGTCGAGTTGTGGGTCTGGAATGACGAGACAAAAGACTATCAAGTGGTTACGAAAGCTGACCCCAACGTCATCATCTATGACCGTCCAGGCGAGTCAATGTTCCTTAAAGGCGAATTGCCATTTGTGCAAATCTGCCCTAATCCTTTGTACGACTATTACTGGGGTGGCTCAGAAGTTCAGCGTCTGGTCTATCTCCAACAGCTACGCAACAAGCGGATGACAGAAATATTGGACTTGCTTGCTAAACAAGTCAGCCCACCTACCGCTCTTATTGGCTTTACAGGTATTCTTGACGAGAAGAACTTTGCGCTCAACAGAGCAGGTGGCTTGATTGCAACTGATATGCCAAATGCTAAGGTAGAGAAGTTAGCACCCACTATACCTCCTGATTTATTCCGAGAAATCGGTGAAGTAGACCTGATGTTTGAAGAAGCATCTGGCATTGTTTCTGTATTGCAGGGTCGTGGAGAAGCAGGTGTACGCTCTTCTGGTCACGCTTCTACACTTGCCCGTCTAGGTTCAAGTCGAGCTAAGAAACGTGCCCTCATTATTGAAGACAGCTTAGAGAAGATGGCAACTTTGTATCTTAAGTGTATGCAGGTCTACGACAATACCCACTACACAGATGCACAGGGACGCAAATTTATTGCTGACCAATTCACCAAAGACTTTGTAGTCAAAGTCGATGCTCACTCTAATTCACCCATCTTTATGGAAGACAGTCGTAAGATGGCGTTTGAGTTGTTCCAGGCTGGCGTGATTGACAAGGAATCCTTGCTTGACATGATTGAGCCGCCAATGAAACAATTATTGTTGGATAGATTAAGAAAAGCAGAAGAAAAGCAAGCTGCTCAACAGGCTATGGAGCAACAAGCACAACAAATGCAACCTCCAAAAGCAGAAGGTAAACCAGACTTAAAAAAGGTGGGATGATGGCTACAAGCAACACAGGCATGACACAACCTACGGCTGACCAACCACGGGTTGACACCGCTTCTTTGAAAAGAAACGAAGCAAGCCCTAACTTGACAATGCGTCAGACTGGGTATAAAACCTCATACGGGAGGAGTCAACGTGACTCTAACCGCAAACAATATGGGAGTTCAAGATGAACATGAAGGCAAAAAGTGGACGTAAGTGCCGCCGTTAATTCAAGATTCCGCAAGGAAGGGTGTGGCTGCCTCCCCTTTGAGGTGGCCTTGTAAAAGGAATGTGTCATGATGTACGGAAAAGCAAAAATGGTTGCAAAAATGGCTCGTATGGGACGCAAAGCCCGTAAAGGTCGCAAGTAATGTCTACAGAGGGCTGACAAAAAATGCCCTCTACCTATTGACAAGATGTTTGTAAGTGGTTACAAACACGGCAAGGAGTGATTATGAGTGTTCCACCAGATAAGTTGATGGAGTTAATGCGAGGCGGTCAAGCGGCTGCGGGCGCACCCACCCCTAATGAATCGCAAATGCCAGAAGATATGGGTGAAATGGAGCCGCCTCCAATGGCCTCCCCCATGTCTACTCCAGAACCTAAAATGGGAAACAAAGAAGCTGCACTTATTAACATAAGCATGGCTATTGATTTGCTTGAGCAATCTCTACCCGCTTTTGGCTCAGTTTCCGAAGAGGGAAAGAAAACTCTCAACGCCATTCGTGTACTCAGCGGATTGATTGGTCAGAAAAAAGGCAAAACTGACGAGTTACAGCAATCTGAAATTCTTCAGTTACTGCAAACTTTGCCACAGGCGGGTGGTGCTACCCCTGAAGGCAGAGCAATGGCTCAAGCATCCGTCCCTGGTATTCCCCCTCAAGGCGGTATGCCTCCCCCTCCCACAATGTAAGGAATCAAAATGGAACTTTTTAAGCCCAGAGGCGCAGCAGCACCTCGCAAACCTACAGACAATAACCAACAAAATGGCGTTGTTACCAACACTCCCCGTTTTTCACAATTCGGTGGTTTGACTGGCCCCAACAAAATAAGCAAGTCAGCTATGGCTGTCCAAAAGCCAGCAGACGGTAAACGTGTAATTTAATCGTATAAAGAGGGTAACTTTATGTCACTAGAAAATATGTCCTTAGAAGCCCGTGATGAGCTGGCGGCACTTGCTCAAACTCTTGCGGAGAACCCAGAAACTCGTAAAGATTTCTTGCGTATGACTAAGAAGGTTAAACCAGACCTTCCTATTCCAGAACTTGACATTGAAGACTACACACACAGAGCGGTCAGCCGTTCTGAAGACCGTGTTCAAGCCTTAGAAGCCAAGTTGCGTGAGAAAGAAGCAATTGAAGAACTGCAAAAACGCAGACAGAGTTTAATGAAAAAGGGTTTGATTTCTAATGAGTCAGAAGTCAGTGATGTAGAAAAAATTATGTTGGAGCGTGGCATTACAAATCACGAAACAGCAGCCGAATACCATCAGTGGATGAAGCAAGCAGCAGTGCCTACTTCAACTGGATACAACCCAAGTGCTGTCAAGCAATTTGACTTGAACAAGTATTGGAAGAATCCAGCAGCCGCTGCTCGTAATGAGGCAATGAATGCGCTCAATGACTTGCGGAAACCGCATCGTCCTATTGGGTTGTGAGAGGGTAATTTTTTTTCATAGGAGG